CTAGATAAGGCATGGAGTGAGGCAGTAAAATATCTGGCAGGATACAAGTGTGAAGTTTCGGGCGTTGCCATAAACTTAAACAGCCATCATTATATTTCAAGAAATAACCGTATGTTACGTTGGGACCCCCGCAATGGGGTTTGTGTTAGCGCAAAACACCATATGTTTGGGAATAAATCATTTCATAAGAACCCTGAATGGGCTCATTTTTGGATGGAGGAGAATCGCTGGGAAGATTTACAGTATATTGTTTGCAATATGAATACTATTAAGAAATGGACGCTTGAGGAGATGCAGGATCAGTTATCTTATTTATTATCTTTAATTAAATGACAAGACTTTTAGTGACCGGAATGGCCGGGTTTGTGGGCGCACATGTGTGGGAACATATCATGAAAAACACCGACTGGCATATAGTTGGTTTAGTCAAGATGGACAGGGCAGGAGACCTGATGAGAATTGAGGAGACAATGAGGGATCATCCTGAGTTCAGAGAAAGAACTACTATAATCAGGCATGACCTAAACGACAGTCTCGATACAGTAGCAAAGCATATGGGGAAATTGGACTACATAGCCCACTTGGCAGCTTGTTCCCATGTAGACTATTCAATAGAGCATCCAGTAGAAGTATTCACAAATAATGCAAAGACTACGGCACAGATGCTTGAGTTTGCAAGAAAGCATCAGCCTAAGTTAAAGAAGTTCCTTTACTTTTCAACAGATGAGGTATATGGACCAGCACCAGAAGGATACGATTACACAGAAGAAGATAAACTACACCCAAGTAACCCATATAGCGCAGGAAAAGCGGCAGGAGAGATGATCGTAATGGGCTTTGGAAAGACCTACGGGCTACCATACCTGATCACAAACACCATGAATATCTTTGGTGAGAGACAGGACCCTGAGAAGTTAATCCCAAGGTCAATGAAGATGTTATATAAGCATGAGCCTATGACAATACATGGAATGCCAGGACATGTAGGTAAAAGACATTGGTTGCATGCAAGGAACGCAGCGGATGCTGTTCTATTCCTACTCCAAAATGATATAGTAAATGATAAGGTGCATATTGTGGGAGATGTAGAAATGGATAATCTTGAGATGTTCAAACTAATAGCAAAGGCTATGGGCGAACCAGAGCCAGTAGAAGGAAAGGATTATGTGCATATCGACTTCCATAGTACTAGACCAGGACACGATTCAAGGTATGCAATGAGTGGAAAGAAATTGGCGGATCTCGGATGGAAAGCGCCGGTACAGTTTGAAAGTAGTTTAGATAGAACAGTTAAGTGGACAATGGCACATCCATGGTGGATTAATTAATTTAATTTACTGCTCCAATGAAGTTAAGAAATCTAGGGGAACCGTTATTTATGACGTCTAGTGTAGGACAAGTAGCATATTTACTGTGGCACGACATAAGACCCGATGATCTTACACTTCCGCCTGATATTGCATGTATATACAGAGCTAATGGCGTTAATTGGGGAGAGATAATGAATAGTTATTGGATGGGCGAGAAGATACCAAGCTGTGAGATGTCCGAGTGTATCGTTGTCGCTAATAGAATACTTAGGGAGGGCGACATAATGAGAGAGTGGTTTAGAGAGCTACAAGAAGCATTGGATGACATAAGGGAAGATTATGTGTTCCCTGTATTTAATTAACCATTACTACTATGTTTGAAGACTTTGATTGGTACAAATACTTAGGAGAGCACGAGACCGCATGGAAAGGCCATATACTGTATATATATAATCAGATACCTATATGGAAGCCTGAGACCGTGGTTGAACTAGGGGTATACCTATCACACTCTCTATCCACAATGGCAGAGAGTTGCAGAGATAACGAGTTGGATACAAAGCTATATGGAGTAGACCATTTCCAAGGGGACGAGCATAGTGGGTTCTTTGGGAGGAATATAGAGGATATAGCTACAGAGTGTCTATCACAATATGACAATGTAACACTGATCAAGAAGACGTTTAATGAGGCGCTAGAGGAATGGGAGAAGAGAAAGGATAAAACAATTGACCTATTACATATAGATGGAAGGCACTTCTATGATGACATTAAAGAGGATTTCGAGAATTGGTTAAAGTTTGTTCCTAAAGGCGGGCATATAATTCTCCATGATACTCAAGTAACAGAGAGAGACTTCGGGATTGGCAGATACTTCAAGGAACTACAGAATGAGCATCCGGAGTGGAAGTTTAGTGAGAGATTAGAGTCCCATGGGCTTGGCATAATCGAACTATGAAAACAATAATATACAGCACACCGTTTAACCGATGAGAATAGCCGTAACATTTACAATAGAGAATTCTACGTATACTGACCTATGGAAGAAATACTACGGGAAGTTCTTTGATAAACTAGAGTTAGTTGATACAGGGGAGTTACTCAAGCATGACTGGGGCGCAACAACTAAGCTACTCAATGATATGCAAGAAGAGCTATTGAGAGATTATGATCTTATATTATTTGCTGATGTAGATGAGATAATTGTCCCAGACCCAGACGTATACAAGGATCTTGGTGAGTACCTAGATAGAATGAGTCAACCATCAGCGAGGTGTACAGGATATAACGTTGTTGAAATGGATGGTGACGCAGACCTGGACCTAAGCAAACCGATTCTCAGCCAAAGAAGTATGTGGTCAAGAGATGAGATGTACGACAAAACTATAGCAATAACAAAGCCGACTGTATACCTTAATAATCATCACACAGCAGGTGAGGTAGCACCAGACCCAAACCTAGTAATGTTACACTTGCGGGATGCAGACATAAAGAGAGCGAAAGAGAGATTAAAGACTTTAGGCAGAGAATTGAATGTAGGTGACCTTACATATAGGAGAAGCATAGCTAAATTGATACCAGAGAAATGGAGAATAATATGAACTACTTTGTATACAATCATCATGACTTTTGGAAATGGCCAGCAGGAAACGTTGCTAGTGCCCTAGACGCGGACATTGTGTTCATGTGGGCAGACTGGCCGTTTAAGGACCAGGTTGATATGTTCAAAACATTAGGTAAGAAAGTAATAACATACGAGCATGGATTTGGAGCATTGTCTGATTACTACCTCAACAAGAGACAGCCCTGTTCAGACGGATACCTAGCACTGGGCAAACTAACAAAGGCATACTTGGCTAAAGCAAAAGTCCCAAGAGATAGGATATTAGTAACAGGAAGCCCTGTGTTTGATGGAATAAAGAAAAAGGATCATGGGTTTGGCAAGAAAGCCCTATACGTTGCACTACATTGGGTGGAAGACAGAACAGAATATAACAACAACAGGTTCAAGGAACTTAGAGAGGTGTATCCCGACTTTGAATGGACAGTAAAACTAAATGATAAAACAGGATTTGATGGGGATAACTATAACACATGGAAGAACAACACAGAGGGGAACATAATACAAGATATAAAAGATAACATACACAACTATGATATGGTATTCACTCCAAGGTATAGCACGTTTGAAACCATAGCTACTCTTGCTGGACTGCCAGTATATGTTATAGACGAGAAGGAATCCTACAAGATAGACGGAGATCCTGGCCGAATGGAACTAGACTACACATATCTAAAGATTGGTGACAGGCTACCAAGACAAAAGCAAAGAGACCTATCATTGGAAGTAAGCCCTAGGACAATGCCATTTGAGAAGATACTGAAGTGGTGTGAAAGCGTGATATAATTAAGTAAGGAACATAAGCTCCTGTAGCTCAGCTGGCTAGAGCAACAATTTTGTAAATTGAAGGTCATTGGTTCGAATCCAGTCTGGAGCTAATATGAAATTGACCGAGTATAATATCCTATAATCAGAGCACAAAATGGCAGGAACAGACCACAAGTCTAACAAGATAAAACAGAGTAGAGAGCTAACAGAAGCCTTTTTAATGCTTAATACAGAAGAGAGAATATCAGAGCAAGCAATGACACTATATGGCATTTATCAAAACCCAGAGGCGAAGATAGCAGATAAGATAAACGCAATCAAACTTATATGGGATTATGCAATGGCTAAACCTAAGCAAGCTATTGGATTGGAAATGGATAAGGACATAAGTATTAATATCAACGAGGGGATAGCAAAAGATGGTAGACCTGAATCTTGAGTTTAATTATCCTGAGTTTATACTCCCAGCAATTAACGATCCGGCACATTATGTAGTAGTACCAGCGGGAAGACAAACAGGGAAGACATACAACTTTTCACAGTGGATTATAAGGGAGACAATGAAACTAGATTGTCCTTCTCTTTGGGTTGATACTGTTCAGACTAACATAGACAAATACGTAGAGAGATACTTCAGACCATTGCTCAAACCTGTATTGTTGTATTGTGATTGGAACGCTCAGAAGAAGATACTCAAACTGCCAAGGGGATACATAGACTTCGGATCAGCTCAGAAGCCAGAGAACCTAGAAGGGTTCAATTATAAACGAGCAGTGCTTAATGAAGCAGGACATATCCTAAAGAAGCCATCATTGTGGCACAATACTATAATGCCTATGATCAAGGCTGAGGATAATCAAACAAGAATCATTGGTACTCCAAAGGGGCAAGGATTGTTTGAAGAACTATACATACGTGGGATGGAGCATACACCAGAATATTCAAGTTACAAGTTTACAGTCTACGACTCTCCGTACTGGAGCAAGGGACAGATAGAAGAGGTCCGAGGTAAGACACCGGAGCTTATATGGAAACAGGAGTACATGGCTAGCTTTGAGGCGTTTGCAGGCATGATATATCCAGACTTCAAGGAGGAATTACATGTAAGAGAGCCACAACTAAAGAGATTAACAGATACATACTTCATTGCACTAGACGTTGGTTGGGAGCATCCTACAGCGTGCCTACTTGGCATGGAAGATGTTGAACATAACATATTCATTAGAGATGAGTTTAGAGAGCAGTATCTTGATACTAAACAGATAGGGAACTATATCAACTCAATGCTAATGCGTAATGGATTGACCATGGAGCATGTACAGCTGTATGTAATAGACCCTGCAAGTAAGGGGACACAACAGACAAGTGGGCAGAGTATTCTGTTCCAGTTACAAGAAGAGGGTTGGCCATTCATTCCAGCGGATAACAATGTCATGGCTGGTATAAGTAGGACAACAAGGTTACTACGGGAGAACAAGCTATACATATCTAGGCGTTGCCCTAAGCTCATAGAAGAAGTGAAAAACTACCATTGGAAGGAGTATGGAGACGGTGGGTATGGTATGAACCCTGCACCGTATAAGATAGGGGATGACTTGGCTGACGCATTCCGTTACATGATCATGAGTAGGCCAGATTACTTTGACCACCCTGAGCTTGATATGTATGGACGTATAGTAGAAGAGAAAGAAGATAGTGAGGATATCAATGAGATTGACATGGGGGAGAGAGTTGATGACCTTATGTCCGGAGATAGTATATTCTAATATGTTATAATTATATATATGGAAACAATAGTCATAGTGTTGTGTGTACTTACCGGATTGGCGATAATAGCATTAGGAGCAGTAGCTTCTTTACAGGTTATAACCGGTAGTAAAGAGAGACGTGAATTGCAGAAGTTGCTCAAGGCTAGAGACTTACCAGAATATACAACCTATAGTGATAAGCCAGAAGAGGAAATAATTGATGAGGATCAGAACTTGGTTGAATTGGAAAACATGGACCAGATAATACAGGAGGCCGTAGATAAGAATGCAAAGTTTAGTGAATAATCCAACGAGGGGATTAATATTGATGGACAGTTAAATGGCGGACAAAAGCATAGCTCAGGTTAACCAAGAGAAGAAAACAAAAGAAAAGTACGATAACACATACTGGTTAACATACACTCAGGAGAAGTTCGATGAGAGTAAAAACTGGAGAGGAAACAACGTAGAGTTGCAATGGTTTGTCAACTATATGTATTACAAGGGATACCAGAACCTCAAGTTCGACAAGACTACCGGATCATTCGTTAAAGACAATAGAAACCCACTAACATTCTACGTTAATCATACCTACATGGTTTGTAGAGCTATCAGGAACGCTGTAATGAAGACTAACCCTCAATGGGATGTAGACGCATTACCTTATGGGAACCTAGACGCAGATACCAGTAGGATATTAGGAGAGTACTTAGCATTCGAATATGGCAAGTTGAACATGGAAGACAAGGGGAACAAAGCTCTCTTGTATGGATTGCTATACGGTCTTGGTATATTCCAGTATGGATACGACGACAAGACAGACGATGGAGAGGGAAATGTATGGTTAGAAGTGCTTGACCCATTTGACACATATCTTGACCCATATTGCACAGGTGTAGAGGATGCAAGATACATGATCAAGGTTATGAGTAAGCCATTTGAATTGATACAGGATAATCCTAACTACGATCAGAAGATCATAGAGGAGTTGTCACCTACAAACAAGTTAAGTGAGAGTGATTACAAAAACCTTATACTAAACAATGAGAACAGTATCGATAATGACAGCAAGAACCTAATCCTCCATGAGACATGGTGCAGAACCAAAGATGGAATTAGAGTAATCACAACGTGTGACGATCAGATACTCAGGAATGAATTAACAACCTTTAAGAAGTTGCCATTTGAACTGTATCAACCTGATATTAACATCGGAAGCATATACGGCGAGGGTTGGGTCAAGAACATTGTACCATTGAACAAAGCAGCTAACTACTTAGAGACAAGCAGACTTGAATACAATATCCTCATTAACAAGGGCAGATTGTTAGTACCAAAGGGCGCAGGAATAAAGAGTATTACTAACCAGAACGGAGAAAAGATATATTACAAGCCAGGATTTGCACCAACGTTCTTACAGACACCTCCACTAGGTAGTGACGTTGAGAGACAGATTAATACATTAAACGGCTATATTCAAACAATAGGCGCAGCCAATGAGGCGTTCATAGGACAAACACCAACAGGAGTAAAGAGTGGAGTGGCTATTGAGAGTTTGATTGCAGCTAACTTCAATCAGTTATACGATCTTGTTAACAACCTTTCTAATTGTTACGCTAAGATAGGTGAAGATATCCTAAGCATGGGTTACGAGTACCAGTTGTTAGCTAAACCATTCAGAGCAAGTGATGGTAAATACTACGGTGTTATAGGTGGAGACAAAGAAATTGAAGCAACGGACAGACTACTCAAGATAGCTACAATTCCAAGGAATCCAGAGGTACAAGTAAGAATAACAAGTGGTATTGCACATACTAAAGAAGGTAAGAAGGATATATTAATGACACTTAGAGCTGGAGGAGATGTAAGTAGAAAGACAGTCCTTGAAAACATGGATATTGATGCAGAAGAAGAGACAAGGAGATTGCAAGAGGAAGCTATGCCACCAATGCCAGAGGGAGCAGCAGACGGTATTGACCCTGAGGCACAACTTCCAGAGGGTATGGAACTACAGGTATAGTGTTACGAGTATGTTATAATTAAATGTAAGGGAAGTCTCTAGTGTGTTGGGGGTTGCTCTCGTTGCCCCCAGCATAGTGGAGATAATCCACTGGCTCTTTATAGTTAAATTTACACTCAATCGACACTGAAGTCGTAAAAATGTGAGTAAATACAATGGACGAGAATGTACAAACAGCCGCAACACCAACGGAAGCACCCGTTACTGCATCGGCACCAGTAGAAGCAAGCACTGATAATGGTTCTATTACAACGTCAGAGAAGACGCCAAACACAGTAGAAACAACACAGGATGACCAGCAAGGTGGTCAAGTAGACGCTCAAGGACACTTAGTTCCAAAGGCTCGATTGGATGTGGTTATCGCCGAAAGGAATGAACTCAGACAGTGGAAACAAGAACAGGAGGCCACGAGAGTTGAACAGGAGAGACTTGCCAATATGACGCCAACAGAACAAGCTCAGATACAGGAGAAAGAAAGAGCGAAAGCCATTCTTAAACCTATTATCGACGAACTTGGATATGTAAGTAAAGAAGAACAAGTACAGAGGGAACAAGAGCAGAAAGCTGCAAACATGTTCATTTCTGAATGTAATCGACTTGAAGGCAAATATGACGGCAAGGACGGAGCACCAGCATTTAAAGCTGAAGAGGTAGCTGCATATATGGATGAGTTAGCATCTAAGGGACAGGTAATATCTGATCCTGAGACTGCATATAGACTCAAAAATTATGATGCTATTGTAGACGCAGCCGCAAAAGCGCAGAGGAGTTCCGCATACTCAGAGAAGCAACAGGGAGGCATGAACCAGGTAGATGATACCAGGAATTCAGAACTCGAAGCCGCTTCACAAACAGGAGACTTTTCTTCATTCCTAAAAAAGCACGCACCTATGCCGCAAAGATAGGGATGATCTGAAAATAACGAGGGAATTAAATGAGAGAAGCGAGGGAATTTTAATTGTTTAATTCTTAACATATCATGGCTGTATATCAGACATATCAGGCTACAACCAACCACGAAGATTTAACAGATGTCTTGACCAAGATTGGTCAAATGAAGACACCTGTATTCTCAGGGTTAAAAAAGGTTAAAGCAATGAACACGCTCCACGAATGGAGTACATATTCCTACAATGCTGCTGCAACTAATGCACAGATTGAAGGTTTTACATATTCCTACGGAAGCTTAACGGCTCCTTCAAGACTCAGCAACTACACACAGATATTTGCTAAGTTATTCCAGGTATCCAACACACAAGAAGCAGTAAATCCTGCTGGAATGGGTGATGAGTACGCATGGAGAGTCCAAGTTGCATTAGAAGAGATCGGTAGAGATATCGAGAAAGCTCTTATCAATGGAACAGCAAACTCAGGTGCTTCAGGAACTGCAAGAAGATTGAAGGGAATCCTTTCATTCATAACTACAGAAATCGCAACAGGAACAGGGACAGGTAGAGCCCTAACTGAAACTGAGCTTAACAGCGCACTTCAGGGAGTATACGAGAACGGTGGAACACCAGATTGGATGGTCGGTTCCTTTAGACAGAAGAGAGCAGTTGCAGAATTGATGTCTTCAAATAGAACATTCAACGATGGCCAAAAAACATTCACATCGGATGTTTTGGTCTATGATTCTCCATTTGGTAGATTAGCAGTAGACGGCGACAGTCAAATGCCAGCTGATACTCTATGCTTACTAAGTAAGAATACATGGGCAGTTGCTCAATTAAGACCTGTAATGAAGAAAGATAATCCAGAAACAGCAGACGCAAAGAACGGCGTTGTATCTGGTGAGTTGACATTAGAGGCTAGAGCAGAAGCTCTAAATGGTAAGATGACTGGTTTGAAGACAAGTTAATTGTTTTCTTAGGTTATCAGAATTGGGGAGGTTTCGGCCTCCCTTTTTCGTTTTATGTTATAATTAATGTATGGAATTAGTAGATACAACGGGAAAGCCACTACAACAGAGCAAAACCCCTCAAGAAGTACAAGAGAAATTAGAGAGTATATTGCCTAAGAATGCAGAACAGAGAAAGATCCTCTTTAAGATGATCACCGATAGGATAGAGAAGAATAGGCGTGAAAAGATGCTTAAAGGAATAGACACAGGGTTTAATGGTACGTTTGCAGAGAATATAGAGGCCAGAAAGAAAACAGACGGCTTTTCTAAAGAGAGAGGGTATAGACTTGTGGCTAGAATACCAAGAGATATGTTTTATGTAGCTCAAGAGGTATATGGGCCAGATGTTATTAAAAGCGATGACAAGTTTAAGAAGGCATTTATTGATGACGAAGTGGGTAGAAACTGTTTAACAGTAGACCCTAAAAAAGTATAGATAAATTATTATAACGAGAGCAATGTCTCACAAGAATAAGAAAGCCCAAAACAAGGGCAAAAGACCAATGCGAGTATTATTTTTACCTGTTGATGACGGTGGGTGTGGCTGGATGAGAGTCCGACAGCTTCACGAAGCATTCCAAAACAGAACAGATGTACAGAGCGTGCTACTGGAAGGCAAAGAAGACCCAAATGAGCAGGCTAGAATAATCAATGATGCAGATATAATTGTTGCTAGGCTTGGGGATTATGCCTATGTAAAGCTAATCAAAGAAGATATCAATCCACTTAAACCGATAGTGTTTGACCATGACGATAATACCATGGAAGTATTGCCAACGAGTGAGCACTACAGAGAGTTCGGAACACAAGATGTTATTGCACAGATAAGAAATGAGAATGGTGAGATAGTAGAAGAGAGACCAATATGGGTAACCGGTGTCACACAGGAGTTCAACCGATACAAGAACCTACAGGGGCAAATGAACCTAATGTATATACTCGGATCTGCTGATATGATTACGGCTCCAGTACAAAACCTTATTGATTACTATAAGGAATTCTGTAAAGCAGACGTTGCTACAGGGTTGGTACTCAACTGTTTGAACTTTGACCTGTTTCCAGAGGGCGAGTTTATACGAGCAGACAAACCAGAGGGAGAGATAAGGATCGGTTGGGAGGGTGGAGTAAGCCACATGGGAGACTGGCAAGAGATTAAAGAACCTTTAGAGAAGATAATGGATGAATTCCCAGAGGTTAAACTATATATCCATGGTAGCTACTATAAAAACCAGTTCAAAGCGTTTGAAGATAGGATAATTAGAGGTGGCTGGTATCCATTTAAGGGATATACATACAAGATTAAGACAATGGCCTTAGACGGGGCCCTGATACCCCTAGAAAGCAAATCATTCAATGAGTATAAGAGTGAGTTAAAATTCACCGAATTCTCTGGTTTAGAGATACCATGCCTCGTTAAAGACATGCTTCCATATTCAAGAGTGATTAAAGACGGTGAAAACTGTTGGACATACAAAGATAACGAAGAATTTGAAACAAAGCTACGAGAAATGATCCTGGACATCAAGAATGGGAAGAAAAAATGTAACAAATTCGTAACAAATGCTAAAAAGTGGGTCAAAGAGGAGAGGAATATAGAAGTTGAGGCTGGAAAGGTCGTTGAATTGTATAAGAGTATTTTACCTGAGGATACTTTGAGGGAACTTCTATAGTTCCATGGTATAATTAAATATAGTGAATGAGAGCAAACGAGGGGGATTATTTGATTATATTAGGTAATGGCATTCTTACAATTACAGACGGAGGTTGGCGATATTCTGAACATGACTATTGATGCGAGTAGCACAGTAAGCCTCACACAGGTTAAAAGAGATATCAATACGGCTAGAGGAATTGTGCTTGATAGACTCCTTTCATTGGGACAGAATTATAAAGTGAGAATGGCTAAAGCTAACTTAGTAGCAAGTCAATCATTATATGGGCTTCCAACTGATTTTAGAAAGTTTGTTCGGGTAGAGTTAGGATATGAGAGCTCTGGAAATAGAATCAAAGCTGATCAGTTAGACATTGGCGAGATAGGTGAAAGAACCTCCGATAGTTATTCAATGGCAGACCCTAAGTATACTATTCTAGGGGATATGTATGAAATAAGACCTACACCAACAGCTTCCGTAACTGACGGGTTGTACCTTTACTACATAGAGGATCCCGCAGATATGACTGGCGACACAGATACAACAGGACTTCCATTCGATTATGATTATCTACTTCCATTATATGCTGCTGCTAAGGGTAAATATACATTAGGACTACCTTCTGAAGGAGATGGTTTAATGGGGCAATTCAAGAGTGAATTGGTTGAAATGGAGAATGATATTGTAGAGAGAAACATTGATACTAACGGAAGAATAACTATAGTAGATGACTATGGAGGGTTATAATGCCTACTGCATACACAAAAATAAACAATGTATCTAGTGTATACACAGATATTGCAGATGTTAGTACGACCCATACAAAAATTTCCGATAAGTATACACAGAATAAACCATTTGGAGGGCTACTGAAGTTAGCTACAGAGGGAAAGAGAGAACCGATAATGAATGAGAGTAGCACTACGTTCATAGTGGTGAGCAAGGGGAGCGACGGCATTACATATACAGAGATCGCCGACGCAAGTACAACCTATACTAAGATTAGCGATATATAACCGTGGCAGATACAAAGGTAATAAGTGAATTAACAGAATTGGTGACAGTCGACAAAACTAACGACTGGGTTCCTGTTGTTGATGTAAGTGATACCACCGAGAGTGTTGAGGGGACAACTAAGAAAGCTGTTGTTGATCAATTCATAGGTGATACGGGCATACAAGGTTCCACAGGCACAACGGGCGATACTGGTACACAAGGAGATACGGGAATAACTGGTTCCACTGGTGTTACCGGCTCGACCGGGGTTACAGGTTCCACAGGCCCACAAGGCAATACAGGAGTTAAAGGTGACACAGGAACACAAGGAGATACAGGAGCGGATAGTACTGTCGCAGGCCCACAGGGCGATACTGGAATCACAGGAGCTACAGGAATAGGACATACAGGCGTAACAGGCAGTACAGGAATTACAGGAGCTACAGGCGTACAAGGAGATACTGGAGTTGGAGCAACAGGAATTACAGGTTCAACAGGTGTTATTGGTAGCACAGGGGTGACGGGTGCTACAGGTGTTGGCACAACAGGCGCTACTGGTACAATAGGCGCTACTGGTTCTCAGGGAAATACTGGGATACAGGGAAATACAGGTATAACAGGAGCTACAGGTGCAGATTCAACGGTTGCAGGACCTAAAGGGGATACTGGTGTTAAAGGAGATACTGGAATAGGTAATACTGGTGTAACAGGGGCTACTGGTTCTGTAGGAGCTACGGGTATAACAGGTTCAACGGGTATTACAGGAAACACAGGAGTAGGCACAGTAGGAGCTACGGGGACTCAGGGTACAGCAGGTAATACTGGCATTACGGGTAGTACGGGAATTACAGGCTCTACAGGGGTAACAGGGAGTACTGGTGTAACTTTTGAATGGCAAGGAGCGTGGGTAACCTCAACACTATATTATGTTAATGACACTATTGAAGAAGCTGGTAGCGGATATGTTTGTGTTGAACAGCATACCTCTGGGACATTTTCTACTGATTTAGCTGCTGGTAAATGGGAACTATTTGTAGAGAAAGGACCACAAGGGGACACGGGGACTGTAGGTTCTACTGGTGTCACAGGTTCAACTGGGGTTGCGGGTAATACAGGCGTTACTGGAAGTACAGGTATAACAGGTAGTACAGGCTCACAAGGCGATACAGGTATAACAGGTGCGACAGGAGCTGCTGGTGCAGGTATTAGCTGGAAAGGTGCTTGGGTAGATTCTACAACTTATATAATAAATGATGGGGTTTCCTATTTGGGAAGCTCATACATATCAAAACAGAACTCTAATACTAATCATTTACCAACCGATACGGCATGGTGGGATGTTTGGGTAGAAAAGGGAGAGACTGGAGTAGCTGGTAATACAGGAGTTACAGGTTCCACTGGTGTGACTGGCAATACGGGTGTGACTGGTTCGACTGGAACTACAGGTAGTACGGGTGTTACAGGAGCTACTGGGGTAGGAACAACTGGAGCTACTGGTACTCAAGGAATTCAAGGAAATACTGGTGTAACGGGTTCGACAGGAACCGCAGGTGCCAAAGGCGACACGGGTGTGACAGGAAGCACGGGCTCTACAGGAGCTAAAGGAGATACTGGCACTCAAGGGATTACTGGTAGTACGGGCGTACAAGGTGTTACTGGAAACACAGGAGTCACTGGTGCCACAGGCACTACTGGAGCGAAGGGAGACACGGGGACTGCTGGGAATACGGGTGTTACAGGTAGTACAGGAGTGACTGGAAATACGGGAACGACAGGAAATACTGGAGTAACAGGTTCTACTGGTATAACAGGAGCAACAGGAGTTGGTAGTACAGGTATAACTGGGAGCACAGGGGTTACTGGGGCAACGGGTGCTACAGGGCCAAACAGTGTAACAACAGCAACAACAACAGACTTAACAGGAATACTTGTTGGTGATGGTGCGAATGTCGGAGTACCAACAACTGTAACGGCAGATACAATTAATGAAAGGTCGGAAGGAAATGGGGTCGTTGTTGAAGGAGTTGTCATTAGAGATGGATTTATATTTACTAATTATGGAAATTTTGCTTCTATGGTGGCATTTAACCTTGATGATAATACAGCTGTATCGTGGACTCCTACAAGTCCTTTTGGAATAGTATTGTTTCATCTAAGAAGTTCTAGTGGTGGTGCTACATCTGGAATGGCGAATTATAGATGTGCGGCTACGGCTTTTATGGGGGCCATGTTTACAGGAACAAATGTAGTCTATACCACAGGTGCTTTAACTGGAACTACAAGTACAGACGGGAAAGTATCTGTGTCCTCACATTCAGATGGAAAGATTTATATGGAGAACAGACTTGGTGCAACTAAGAGTTTTAGTGTTACTTTCTTTGGTAATTAGTATTTAATTTAGGATGTCGTGATGAAAGAACTATTGTTTTACATACTAGGCATACTTACTATGCTAGGTGTTATACTTATATGGAAACAGTATTTTTGTGCAGTTTTAATTTGGTTACTACTTAAATGAGTGATACAGGATGGAAAAACCCAGGAACTTGTGTAGATGATGATATCATAGGAACTGTTGCTTGGAGTAATCCTGATAATGCAAAAGTAAGTGATGACACATATACGAGGAGCGTGGGAAGGGGCGGAGTAACACCTAACTTAAAAGACAATAGGGTAAGCATAGTCAAATCCGATGGGAGCATTGGCACTCAAAACAAAGCCCTTGGAACTTGGTCTAGTACAGAGTCGTATGTTTCTTATGGGGGAGTAGACGACTTATGGGGTGAGGCATGGGTTGTAGAAGATGTGAATGATATTAATTTTGGAGTAGTATTAAGCGTAGACTCCTATTATCAAGATATCACTCTTTACTCTCACTATCTCAAAGCCTCAAACTTTAGTTTTTCTGTACCTATGGGTGCGACGATAGACGGAATAGAGGTTGAAATTGAGAGGAAATTTACTTGGACATTTGACCAAAACGCCGATGTAGACCACATCCGTATTAAGGTATATTATACAGCTCCAACTACAACCCCTGTAATAGGCCAGAAATACGCACTTCCTGCATTTAGAGTCGTGGGTATCGGAGGTGGTCCTTCTGACCCAACCTAAAGTATGATATAATAAATCATGTCAAAGAAAAACGAGACAGAATGGAAGAAAGCTCAAGTATTTGAAAAAGATTGGTGGGGGAATTGTGCCAATACCGTTTGGGAGGATAACAAACAAATGGAACTCGCCAAATACCTCGGACTCAAGATTGTTCCCAATGCCTACACTGATTTACGAATACCCATGAACGGGCAAACTGTTTTAGATATTGGTGGTGGCCCAAGTTCAATATTACTCAAGTGTGAAAATGTTAAAGGAATGGTTATTGACCCTTGTGATTATCCTGATTGGGTAATCGGTAGATATAACGCTTGTGGGATAGGATGTGTTAAAGACAAAGGGGAGAATATTGACGATACTTTCAAAGACGGAATGTTTGACGAAGTGTGGATTTACAATTGCCTTCAGCACACAGAAGATCCTAAGAAGATTATAAGGAATGCACAGAGAGTAGGTAAGATTATACGATTGTTTGAATGGATAGAGACAGGAACCAACGATGGACACCCTCACGAATTCACAAAAGAAGTTTTAGAAGATTGGCTACACGGAGAGGGCAAAGTAGTTAATTTAAGTGCAAAAGGTTTACATGGACAAGCATTCTACGGGGTGTTTCTCGGAGACAATTACGCTTCCGATGATACCAAGACAAAAGGACCATTATAGAGTTCATATTGTAGGATTATCACATCTTCCAGTTAGTGAAAGATATATGGGCTGCGCTTTCACACAGAAGGCCGTCAAGATGGCTAAAATGCTTATGAACTTAGGGCACGAGGTTTATGTTTATGGAGCAGAGGGTGGGGATGTACCATGTACAGAATATGTAGTTACTCATACATTAAAGGACATTAGAGATACTTGGGGAGATGGTGATAATAGATTTGAGATCGGATATGACTGGAAATCTACTATGTTTAGACACGATATCAATAAGGAGCCAACAGAGTGTACAAAGAAATTCTATAAGAACGCTATTACAGAGATAAGTAAACGTAAGCAACCAGACGACTTCTTAATGATTATGCAGGGGTATTTCAACAAGGGTATAGCCGATGCTGTAGACCTATTTTTGACAATGGAGCCTGGAATAGGATACAGGGGAAGTGTACCAAATTTAGCCAGTGGTAAGACGGTATGGAGGGGGTTTGAGAGTAGTTATATTATGAATGCCACTTATGGAAAAGAAGACCCAGGGGAATGCAGAAATGGAGCACACTATGACAGGGTATTCCCAAATTATTTCGATGACAAGGATTTTACCTTCAGCGCTGAAAAAGAGGATTACTATTTCTTTATAGGGAGACTTATATGGAGAAAGGGTATTAAAATAGCCATTGACGCTACACAGGCACTTGGAAAGAAGTTAATCATAGCAGGGCAAAAGGATGATTATGACAAGGTTAACATCGATTACCCACACGTAGAATACATAGGCTATGTGGGACCAGAAGAAAGAACAAGGCTTATGAGTAAAGCAAAAGCATGTTTTATACCTACTATATACTTAGAACCATTTGGCGGCACGAACGTAGAATCTCAATTATGCGGCACACCTGTTTTAACAACCGATTTTGGAGCTTTCCTAGACACAGTCGAGGATGGAATAACAGGTTTCAGGTGTCATACGCTTAACGATTTTATAGAGGGTGCGAAACTTGTGGATAAACTAGACCCATATGTGATCCGAGCTAGAGCAGAGAGATACTTAATGAGTAATATGCAATGGGAACTAGAGGATTGGATGAGAGAGCTGTATCAGGTATATCTATCTGCCATGTATCCTGGAGTAAAGGGTTGGGAACACATAGCATAGCCTTAATGGTATAATTATATATATGAGAGAGTAAATTTGTACCAATAATTATGGCATATACATCGGGAAGAACGAAACGAGTTACACAGAAATACATTGACTTTACGGGGGGATATCAGGGATTTGTTTCTCCTTTGTTACTCAAGACCAATGAAACACCATTTTGCTACAACGTAGACATTTCACGACCAGGCCAATTAAAGAAAGCTCCAGGATATGCACAGATAGGAACTGGTGTAGGATCGGGCTCAAATAGAGGTATATTTGCATGGAATAAGGAGAATGGAAACAATGAACTATACCAAGTATATAGTGAGTCTCTGTATAAGTATAATGGGAGTTCTTTTGCTTCTGTTGGGACAGGGTTTGGAACTGGTAGTGATCCTGTAGAATTCTCCGTATCGTTTATCAATACAGGCACAGGAGTTGGGACGGCAGCAGGAACTTATGTAGAGAGAATGTATATATCTCAAGGATTATCAAGCGGAACGATTAAATATACTACAGGAGCAAGCATTTCAAGCATTGCTAATTACTATGCTAAACATTTGGAGATTTACAAAGGCAGAATCTATGCAGGAAATGTAAAAGTAAGTTCTAGCACATACCCGTCAAGAATAATCTTCTCAGAAGTAGCTAAGGACACATTCCCAGACAACAACTACATTGACGACTTTGGAGAGGGTATTATTAGACTAAAGGAATTCAGTGGTACATTGTTTGTATTTGGGCAGAACAAAGTAGCAGCATGGGATGAGTATTCATTGAAATTCTTGAATGTAAACGGTGGAACAACTAACGGTGCAACAGTACAAGCTACAGAGAGTAGATTACTATGGTACAACAGAGGAGGCGTGTATATGTACGCAGGAGGAGTTGAGGCTACACTTATCAGCAGACCTGTTACAGACTGGCTAGAGTGCGTCACAGACGCTACAACGGTTACAGGAGGGCTAGATAGCTATGGAAGATACTGTTTATATCTCGGAGATGTTACATACTCCGGAACTGCTTACACAGACGTAGTTTTGAGATATGATATATTATTGAATTCATGGGACTTGTTAATCAATAGACCATTTAAATATTGGGCAAGGAATAAGGCAGGTGGGATATATGAAGTATACACAACCAATCCTGATGGACAGCAAGTATGGCAAGCAGATACAGGTTATGCACTAAACGGATCAGCACAGGGGAGCGTGTACCAGACACCTAAGCTATTTGGAGCGGCAGAGCATGTAGACAACGTCAAGACGGCCTATGAGGCTCAAGTAACATTCAAACCAACAAACGTAGCTGATTACATAACGGCACAGTATAGAATTGGTGGAACAGGGACATGGAGTAATATAGAAGATACTACAAGCAATATATCTCTAAGTGGAACAGACGAGATTAAAGTACAGAGATTAATACTGCCTTCAAAGGCTTCGGGAAAGTTTGTGGAATTCAAGCTAAGCCATAGTGCAAGCGGATCAGGTTATCAGATTTATGGGCTGAATTTAATCTACGACATAGAAAAAAGGAATGGCTAATACACTAACAGTAGAACAAATAAGGGCACAACTGGGGCAATACCTAACTAAGCCGGTAGTAGTTACTACGGGGACTTTGTCTACACAACAGGACGTGTCTGTTACTTCAATTGGGGCTGGTGGCGTACAGGGGGTTTGGAAATTTGGCCCCAACGGAAGTGTCCAGATGTATGATGAGAATGGGAAATTATCAATCTATATAGGATTTGAAAAATGAAGTCAATAATAATTGCTGCCAGAAAAGGGTATGACATATACCAAGATGACCCTAAGTACCGCACAATAGACTCTTCTAAAAATCATTTCAAAGTTGCATTTTCAGGGAGCGGATCGTACGATCTTAATTCTTCTAATTCATATTCACATACTATAACGATCACACATAACTTAGGGTTTGTACCCGTTGTTCAGGCATCTGGATACTATGTCGAAGCCGACGGCGGTACGACACAAAAGGTCAAAATAAGCAAATTTACTGCCCTGCCATATACTTGTATAGTGTATACATCAGACGATGGAGCTGGGTTTGTTGCCTCTATAGAAAAGACGGATTCTTATGTGAAATTCAAGTTTTATGAGAATACCGGAGATGGGTTTATGCTGAGTAAATACAATTTAAGTGGAATGAAGTATGAATATAAAATATTTGCAGACGAAGAATGACACCTATAATAGAAGTGGCTAAAGAAAATATAGATTTAAATACCGCGACATTATCACAGAAGGCTTTGACCAGTGAGGTGCTAATCCCAAAAATATATGCAGTTCAAAAAACTACTCCGTCAAGTGGTGTGGCAACGTTTTCCCATGGATTAACATACCCTCCTGCATCGATAATGTACCAAGAATTTTCAGCGGAAGACCCTAATTTCCCATCGGTAAACACATTCTCTCCATCACGATACGCTGTGACAAATTATTCGCAAGTTCCAGACCCATATACAGATTCTTCAAGTATTATAAATAACTACGCCGGGACCGAGGATTCATATGCAGTATTATTTTTAGACCCACTTGAAAATCCGTCTACAGATCCCGCACAAACAATACTTAATGGGAATAGAATTGTTGTTTCTAACTCAATAGAAGACGCTGATTACAAGAGACGTTTTGATAGTAAGTACCACACATTTCAAGTTGTAAAACAGGGGACGTTGACTTGTAGCTTACCACAGAACGTCCGTAAAAATACAGATGGGTGGAGAGTTGATGAGTTTACCGTAGCACACGGGCTAACATTCCCTCCGGTGTTTTCACCAATGGATATTGATGGAACAGAAGGGCTCAACCTTAATATCGTCTACACCGACGAAGCAACTGACTTTCCGACTACAATAACAATTAATAATCTCAATAATACACAGGCAGAGAATTGGCTTACCAATGTTGGGATAACCTATCAAGGGAATGAGATATGCAAAGTATACGTAGATGAGACCAATCTAATTCTCCGGTATAAAAGATTGACGTTTTCGGCTACCAATTACACTTTCCCGGCAAGGACAATATATCTTAAATATATAATCTTCTCCCTGCCCATTACAGAAGAGTTTAATCTTCTAACCTAGATGTTACGATATGTTATAATTATATATATAGATAAACGAGGGAGTTTATTTTGTAAGCTCTAATACATGGCGACCTATGTAGTCAAACCAGGGGACACCCTTAGTGGAATAGCAAAGAAGTTAGGTATTTCCAATTGGCAGAATTTGTACAACCAGAATAAATCAGTTATAGGGGCAAACCCTAATTTAATCAGATCCGGTCAATCCCTTACATACGGTTCTACAGCACCAGCTGCTCAAGCACCTGTAGCCACAGCACCAGCAGTAAGCGCCGGGACTCAAGCAGGAACACAAGCTGGGCAAGCAGTAGCATTAACACCTTTTGGGGAAGTTATGCCGTTTAGCCAGTATTTTAACCCAGAATTAGTACAAGGATCAGCAGAACAGGCATACGCCAACTATTATGCACCCATAGTTCAACAAGCACAAGGCGGATTGGAGAGTGGATTTGCAGGCAGAAACTTGACTAGAAGTGGTATCCGAGGGCAGGCATTGGGTGATATGTATAGACAGTATGGACAAGAACAACAAGCTGGAATAGAAGCCGATGTATTACAACAGAAAGCTAACGCTCAGCAGGAATATGGGCTATTACAAGACGTTTATGAACAGAGTGAGGGCAAACAGAAACCAGCAGCGACCAATTACACGCCGTATAAAGTGGCGAAACCTACAACAAGTGCAGGCACTTATGGAACGAGTTATTTGGATTGGCTTAACAAGGCTACGAGAGCTTAATTAAATATATAAACAAATGGCGACTACAGAAGAAAGATTAAAACAATACGAGGATTTATATAATCAAGCTCAGACCTACGATCCTAATCAATTCAAAAATGACTTTGAGAAGGCATATGGTGAGGCTACAGGATATAACAAAGACCTTATAACTCAACAGGCATCTTCCCTGGGAGAGTTACAAACAGTAGCACCTACACTTAGAGAGAAATATGCTAATTCCTTGATTACAGACCCAACCAAACAAATGGCTTTGATAGCACAAGCAAGACAAGCGCCATTAACTAACTATTCTCAGGCAACAAACCTACTAGGAGCGAGGGGAAATAAATACTCGGATATTTTAGGAAAGGCACTCGGAGCGGAAACCCAAAGAGCTACACAGGCTAACACAGCAGCAGAAAACGCATGGAGATTGTATCAGGATTCAGTACAACAGGATCAATTTAACAGAAGCCAGGGAGCATCCTCTGGGGGTAGTAATCTAGCCGAAATTTTACAAGCCATTGGTATGGGGGGTGAAGGTATTACTGCTACGTCGGAAACACCACAACAAAAAGTAATGAAAGCAGTAGATTCCATTAAACAACTAAGACAGACCACAAATATGAGTTCTGATGCGTTTAATACATACTACAATGAAATTATGAAACAAGCACAGGGGCTTGGAGTGAAATTGAACCCTGAGGGATTATGGGTAGCACTTGGTAATGCACCGGCAAAACCAATGTCATATAACTTATTTATGTAATAACATGGCTCTAAAATTCAGTGATATATTAAAGGGAGCAGGAAAATTTGTAACTACACCAGGTAGAGACTTGGCTGAAATGATTAAACTTGTACAATTAGCAAGTGGTGTCAAACGTGTTAAACCAGAGGACTATAAATCAACAGCAGAATATAAGAAAGCACTCAAGGCAAGTCAATCTGCCCACAGTGCATTAACACAAGAGCAAGTAACGCCAACTGCAAATAAAACACTCAATGAAATACTAGGTGTAACTCCACAAGAACAACAGAGACAAGTAGCTTCTGAGTTATTAACCCCAAGAACAGCTGTAAAGAATGCTTTAATTGGTGGGTCAATGGTAATGCCAGGAGCATCTTCATTATTAGGTAGTATCGGAACTGGAGCATTAGGAACTGCCATGGGAGCAGGTGGATATGCACCAAAAGGCGAAGAAGTTATATCCGCATTAAAAGCAGCACCCATAGGAGGAGGACTCGGAGCAATAGGATATGGACTTGGTAAACTTGGAACCTCTATGACTGCTAAACTTAAATCTGCAAAACCAGCATCCGACTCATTCACAAAGAGTTTGAATTTAAGTAAGGCAGACGTCAAGAGTTTGGGTGGATGGACAGAAGCAAAGAAGTTTGCAGGTGAATTAGCAGATGACGCAAGAACCTATGGACTGGACGTATCAAATAGATACTCAAAAGCAGAGGCATTGCCTCAAATAAAAACAATATTATCAAAACAGGTTGACAGTGCACTTTCTACTTCTACTGGTATAGCCAAAGCAAACGAAGTGTTGGCAGACATAGCAAACGACTCGACAATGAAATATCTACAAACAAAGGATCCTGATACTTTCAATTACTTTATGAATCTAATAGCTGAAAGTGCTGATGAGGGTGGAAACTTATCCGCTACACAAATAAAGAGTATAATTGGAACAATACAAGACGCAGCTGGTGGATTCAAGAATTCAACCGGGGACCAAGCCACAATAGCAAAACAGATATTCAGTACTATGAGGGATAAGCTAAGGGGGCAACTGGATGTAGTAGCACCAGAGGCTAGCGATTTGCTAGGCAAGTGGTCAAAATACATTAAGGTTGGTCCATCAATTGAATCTGGAGCGGTAACGGCAACTAAAGAAATAAGCGCACCTTTAATTGGGAAACTAGGTGGAACGGCAACAACTAAAGCGTCCGACGCATTAGCGGATTTACTTTCACCTAAAGGAAGCCAAGCGTCAATACAACAGCCATCTTCATTCATACAGAATTTACTAACAGGGGTAGGACAAGCTACATCACCAATAGCCGGAGTAGCCGGAGGAATGTCTGCAATGCCACAACAGCCAGTGCAGGAACAACAAACAATGCCTACGACTCTAGGTGATGACGATCCTGGAATACAGGCAATTAGAGCAGCGTTCGGTGGAGGAGCTACACAACCACAAGGTATGGAGCAACAGGGAACTGGACAAAGTGACCAGGTAAGACAAATATTGGCCATGGGAGTATTAAATGGTGATATAAGCGGATCAGATGCCAGTACAATTATGGAGCTATTAGGGTTGTCGTCTGGGACTGCAACTACTGGAAGCAAATTACCAGCAAGCACATTAACAGACCTGTCTAATACACAAGAGGCTATATCACTATTACCTAAGTTATCAGGGTTATTAGGAGAGAGTTCCTCAGCATTTGGCCCTATTGAAGGCGCAATCAGGAGTAGAATACCTTGGGATAGAACAGGTCAACAAGCTAAGGCTACAATTCAACTCGTCAAGCAGATTATCGGAAAAGGGTTAGAAGGCGGAGTATTGAGAAAAGAAGACGAAGACAAATACGAAAACATCTTGCCAAAACTCGGGGACACGGAAGGAACAGCACAGGATAAAATAAAGACGTTGAACGACGTCTTAAACAACAAATATAATACATTAATTAGTACTTACGAGGCGGGTGGATATAATCCATTTTACGGCCAGCAATAATTTTATAGAACTCGAACATGCCACCTATTAAGTCAATAGACGAAATGGAAATAAGAAGGATCGTACAACAAGAAATAAAGTCGTGCTTTGAAGAAATCAATAGTAACGTCAAAAAACAGGGAGAGAGTCTATCAAGAATAGAAGAGGCTTTATTGGGTAACGATTACAATAAAACAGGCTTAGTAGCCACAGTACAAAGCCACAGTGAATACATAGATAGAAATAAGGTTACTGATGTAGCAAATAGAAGTTTGAAAATGGTTGAAATGTTTGAAGAATGGGAAGAGAATGGAAATTGGAAAGTAGTAAAAGAGATAATTCTAAACAGTGTGATATCAAATAAGACAAAGGCATTTTTTGGGGTTGGAAGTTGGGCAGGAATAATAGCATTTGTCGGTACTATAATCACAATTGTTGGTTGGTTCAGCGGGTGGTTTAGGGGATAAGTTTATAATAACTTCTAATGGCACAAGAATACAATCTCTGGCAACAATTAGTACTAGGGGCAACTTCTCCATTCAGGAAAGGTGCTAACATACTAGCCCAAAACTGGGGCAGTGCATTCACTGGAAAGGACATGTCACAATCTCAAAACAGAGGGAAATTTCTTGAGTATCTAGCCAGTGCATTAACTCCAGAAGAGCAGGAACAAATATCAAACAAACCTTATCTCGAAGCGATCAAATCTTCTGCCGGTATGGCAAGTACTTTAATGCCTTATACTAAGATCGGGGGAGTAGCCAACGTAGGCACAAACATTGCTAACCCGACGATATCTAAACTAGCACAACTCGCAACAAGAGGTTCTATAGAAGGAACTGTTGGTGGGTTCGGTTACAGTAGACAGGGGAAAGAATTACAAGATACATTACTAGGAATGGGAATAGGAACTGTCGGAGAGGTTGCCGGTGGGCTAATAAGCGACCCTACATTTAGAAAAGGCATGGGACAAGAGCTTAAGAAAGCTAATACAGGGAAGTATAGTGCAGAATTAAATCTAGGAAATAACAAACCATCTACAATAGACCCACTTATAGAAGAAGCAAAGAAATATAAAACACCAGAGGAGTTTGTAAGAACGAATAAGGCGCTAGATAGAATTGTTCAAAAAAAAGACCTAACTAAAATGGGGATAGGTGGAGAATATGAGTATGCAACTGGTAGGAAGGTTGTGGACCCGAGTATTGTTAACGATGTTGGCTCGTTCGTAGAGACACATGAGAAACTTCATCAACTAGACACGCCACTGGCAACGGAGATTAGTAATTTATCTACAGAACAAATTAGGGAACTTGCTAAAAGAGTTAGTTATGTCGCTGACACAGCTGCATATCCTCTGGAGGCGCTAGTGGACAACCCTAGAGAGTTATCAACCGTCATGCTACAGGAATATACCCTTAATCATAATGAATTTATCAACAGTCTTCCAGAATGGGGAAATAAAATTGACGATATAATGGAAACTAGGCACTTAGTAAGGAGTCTCAATTTATCGGAGAATCAACTATCAGACATCTGGAATCAAGCACACTCTACAGGACAAGTAAGCGAAGACGCCATGAAGAGTGCCGATAAAATAGGAGACTACATCTTCGAGGGTAGACCTGGAAATGATTTATACAAACAGCAAATGGAGATTCTATTAAATAAGAACGCTAAAACTCCAAAACTTAAACAGGGAGTTTCTTACTCTAAGCAGGCAATGTTAGCTAAACGATCAAAGACCTCAAGAAAAATACCTGTGACCAGTGACGATGAGGGATTAAGGGAAAGTTTACGCAATACTTACTCCAGTATACTCAAAAAGAGATAGTGGTATAATATACTATAATGGCAATCATAAGACAGGGGAAACCTAACAGAATATGTATACACCATGCAGCAGTTAATGGTGTACCCGCCGATATACCAGCACTACGAAAAAGATTGGCCGGATATGAGATCACTCACTCTAAAAAAGATTGGGCTGAAGAAATAAAAACTCCTGGTGAGTATGGTTATAACTATATTGAATATCACATTGCTATAGCAGGAAATGGACATGAACTAAGACTTCAGGATGATAAATATGTCTTGTATCACGCAGGAGACAACGCCAGAGGTGCTTCCAGTTTTAATCTTCATGGTATAGCGGTACTCATTGACGGTAACTACATGACAGATATGCCGAATAATCTACAGAAAGAAGCAGTTGCTAGAATAATAGCTAGATTTGAGAAACAATATAGCGTTGATGTTATTGTACGAGGGCACAAAGAAACATCCCTAACAGGTACCTCTTGCCCAGGAACAAACATTGGTACACACGACAGTGGGTGGATGAAGACAGTTATTACGAGAGCAAACGAAATAGTCAAAAACAACCTGCCTACTAACCCACTCCAGGATGACCCTGTGAGCCCCTCAGAAGACCCTAGAATTGCAGAATTGACTAAACAGGTCAATGGCCTATCTATAGAAAAAGCGGAGCTAAAAAAGTTGTTCGATGCGTATAAAATAGAAAGTGAAGCAAACTATAAACTCATATCTGATCAGTTAGGTACAGAGACTATTAAAAGAAAAACGGCAGAGAATCAGAGTTTAGAATGGCAGAGTAAATACAGTACGCTATCCAATAATAGATTTATATGGATAATAGAGTTCTTGGATAAACTATTTGCAAAGAAATAGGGAGTCCTTAAATTATTAGGAATGTATTTATTATACATTTTGGAGTTCGAGATACATTTACAAATATACGGAGAAACAAGAGAAGAATTATGGACATACTAAACGCAGTTATTAATGTGAGTATGGTTATAATGAGTATTAGCGCAGTTATTGCGATATTAGGATCGTTAGTTAAATTAATTATTAATCAATTTTAATATGGCGAAAGTAACAGTAAACGTCCCGGCCTGGTTTGATAAAAATTACCCAGACTGGAAGAAGAATCTTTGGGGAATTCTCCGGGCATTTGTAGCGGCATTTCTAGCGACAATGGGTTTAATGCTAACCTCAGTAACGGTAGACAACTTCCAGAGTAAAGAAACAATTATAAAGCTATTAGCCTCAATATTTGTAGCAAGCCTTGCCGCAGGTATTGTAGGAATTGGTAAGTTCTTGAGAGATCTGTTTCCGGATTCAAAGGTACTTCAAAAATTGCCTTTATAATCTAATTTAAACGAGAGAATCTGTCCATGAAAAACACGAGAAAAAAAGCGAGTATAACGGGAACTTCTAAAATTACCGTAAAATTTCCAATGCAAGAGCAAGAATCCGGATTGTATACAGGAGCGAGAGAGGATAGTTATAAGAGTAAAGAGAATATTCAGAGAGAGAAAATGTTTGAGGGTAAAATGAGTGTATCATATCCAGACCGAGAAATTGTAGACCTGTCCTTTGAGGAACTCCACGAAGAGTTTACCAGGAGGGCTGAGCTGAGGGCAAGAGTTGAGAAGAAGGAATATAACACAGTCATTGAAATAGAGACCGATAGACCAGTTGCAATAGGGTGGTTAGCAGATACCCATGTAGCAGGTCAAGATGTTGATTATGACAGACTTAAATGGGAGATAGACGAGATTAAACAGAATCCATACATGAGAGTATTACTCGGAGGCGACCTGGTCGATGGCTTTTGTTGGAATCCAGCACAGTTTGGAGATGTAGCAAACCTTGATGAACAAGACTTATACTTTCACAAGATGCTTGAGTATATGGGGACAGATAAGATTCTAGCTGGAGTTATGGGAAGCCACGAAAAGTGGAGCAGGAGAACGGGATTAGATTCATATAACGACATTAGAAACAGGATTCCTATTTTCGATGGTATTGGTACGATAACATTGAGGATTAACGGAATAGAATATGTGGGGGCTATGGCACACGAACTCAAGGGAAATTCATACATAAACCCAAACCACCAACAGAAAAGATTTGTGCTTGAGAATGACGGTTACGATTTCGTATTATCAGCGCATACGCACAATGGAGCGGAACAGTCTCAGGTAATGCCAAGTGCAAAAGGAAGTAGAAAGGTTGTATTCTTATCGGGTAAGACTTTCAAGAGAGCTGATGACTTCCTGGATACAAAAGGATTTAGAAGAAAAGAGGGTTGTGGAATTGGCACAAACTGGATTATATTCTCCCACGACAAGTTCATGATGAGACCTATGAGTTCAACGGCAGAAACACTTGAGACCATGGGAGTTATATAAAATGGGGATATGATATAATTAAGTATTAATATCATGAAAACCATGAAGAATGACAAGAGAAGAGAAGAATAGATATCAAAGAGAATACAGGGAGAGAACAAGAAATGGTAGCACCAATAGATACGAGAAGACAATACATGGATTCTTGATGCGAAAGTATAGAAATATGGAATCCAGAGTGTTAGGGATTCAACAAAAGAAGGCTCATTTATACAAAGGGAAAAAATTACTTTCAAGAGAAGATTTTTATGAGTGGGCTATGTCGTCAGGGGAATTCTTGGTAATGTTTAAGACCTGGGAGTTCAACAAATATGACAGAAGATTATGCCCAACAGTAGACAGAACCAACCCGGAATTAGGGTATATACTAGAGAACATGCGATGGCTTACACACTCCGAGAATTCAAGATTAGGTTCAATACATGCACATTCAATTTATATGGAGAAGCAAAATGAAAAAAGTAACAAGACAAAAGTGCCAAATTTATAGTAGAATTGTCGGATACATATCAGCTGTAAGTTTTTGGAATCCAGGAAAAGTCGCTGAATTTAATGACAGAAAAACCTTTAAGATGCCAAGATAAGGCCTGATAGTGGTGGTTATATCTTTCCAATACCCATCACTAATTAGTTCTTAAAAATTGAATAGATAGGAATGGCAGAGTTATTGCACCGCCTCAATGCTGCACTTTTGTAGACAGCGGGTAACGTGAAGCCAGAATGGGTCTGGGTTTGACTCCCAATAAAGCTCCCATAATCGTTAGAGTAGGTTAAAACCCCTCTTCCTATCTATTTAGTTCTTAAAAATTTATTACCGAGCCTACGAGTGGAGGACGCTCCTTCTTCAGCTACAGAGATTGCCACTTCGGTGTCCTTCTTGATGCCGAGAACTCGTGCTTGGTCATTAGTCTTTAAGACTAAAGTTCATTAAAAGGAGGTACTACAATGGTACAAGCTATTTGTAATTTCTGCGGAAAGTTCCGTAAGACCTACAAGTGTAGGATTGTCGGTATGGATATGGAAGTCGTGTCCTGTCACAAGTGTGTACGCACACTGCCATTTCAACTTGTTCCCATGGAGGAATATCATGAAGATGAAGCTGAAAGCGAACAAGAGGTGGAGGAATAAGGACTACAGATATCTTACCGAGTTGAAGACCTACGCTGGTCTTTCTAAAGAAGAATTTGATGTAGTGTTACGTGGTGTTCCATTTGAGGGGAAACGATACCCACTACACTATATCTTCTGGGGGGACACTCGTAAGTATCGGAAAGTAAGCATATTCCTTACAGGAGAGGTAGGAACAGTAATCGGCGATTCAATCATCGAACTACCTAGAAAGGAACAGAATATACACCGAGCAATAGTTCGTGTGGGGGATAGAGTTACAGATTTAGCTTTTAGCGTTTTACGCAATATGTAGTGCCTATTGAGGGGATTTAACCATACGTCTGGAGTCTTTCTCCGTCATACATGGTATCCCCTCTTTAGTTTTTACTATAAGAACTTGCAATATATTATCCTGTTTATAATAATAGGATATGAGAAGACTGCCCCAAGAAATGATCACAAAAATAATCAAGTTGAGAGAAGAAGGATACATGTACAAGGAGATCGCCGAGGAACTTGGTGTACTTCGGTACTCTGTGGGAACTATATGCAGAAGATATGCAAGAGATCTGCGATTTATAGCCCTTCCTAGGATGGATGAGGAAACTATTAACAATATAACACGAATGAGAAAGATGGGACGCACCTATAAAGAGATAGGAGATAAGGTGGGTTACCACGAGACTACGGTAATGGAAATATGCCATAAATACTGTCCTGGATTGAATAACATCGCACACCCACGAAGACTGGATAAACGTATACAGGGCACTATTTGCTCACTTTATGAGCAGGGTATGACTATGAAAGATGTCAGTAGAAAATTAAATATAGGATACAAAGGAGTACACAATACGTTGCTCAGAAACGGTTTTATACAGAAAAGACACGGTCGCCTTATAAGACATTGAGAAGCTAATTTTAGGTGGTATAATTAACTAATGAGACAAACCCAGATGATCAAAAACTTAGTGTAACTGATAGGACTCCGCCGCGTTTCTGGGCAGTTCACGGCACTCTGTCAGTTACATTGAGTCTTTGAACTCAGGCGTGCGTGGGTACCCTATTAATCCACGAGCAACACGGACGGTCGGGGATCGTCAGGGAATAGGTGTGTAAGGCTTGAGAGTGTATCTTAAAGACAACACCGAGTAAACTACACAGGGAATATGGGAGAGGGTTAACAGCTGTTAGTTTTTAAATTGCTCTTTGTTACGATACTTCTTATAGTCTTTTTTTTCGTTCTACTTCTTTGAGAGGGGGGAACCTATAGGAGGGGGGAGAGGGAAAGCCCACAACCAAAACTAACCTTACCAGTTTTGAGCATGAATGTAATACCTTTTGGAGAGATAGAAAAAGACAGATTTGAATTGAGCAAGAGGTACAAACTGATTGAGTGTAACAATGGAATTTGGAGGTTAACAAAGAAGTGTAAGGACCATTACGACTTTGAGAGTTATTTTAAATATTTAAAGGGTACGATTATAACTCCAAAGCGAATTGACCGTGAAGCGACAATACAGGCGTTATTAGAACTATGAATCCATATACGAGAGAGTTCTACAACCAAATAGGATCCGCAAAGAAAGCTGAAGGGTGGGCTTGTGAAATACTCCAAGACAAGTTCGGTGTGCTCAGGCCTTGTGCGTTAAAGGAATCAGGAGGGGACTTGGTGGATTCAATGGGACAAATGATAGAGGTTAAGTATGACAAGGGAAGCAAAAGAACTAAAAACGTAGCTCTTGAAATATCTGCATACGGTAAACTGAAAGGATTATCAGTATCAAAATCAAAATACTACTTCATTATATGTATGGGTGTGGATTACTATGTGGGCAAGTGGATAGGTTGCCTGATCAATACAAATATCCTCCGTGTGCTGTCACACGACCTATCTATCATACGGGGTGGTGACAATGATGCTACTGAAATGAAGCTGATACCGGTTACTTTCCTAATAGAGAACTCAGAAAAAATCTACCCACTATCCTATAACAAAGATTCTTAATAAATTATTTGACAGGCGGTGTACCTATGGTATAATTCAGGTAATTAAATTATTATACCTAAATATATGGTATACAAAATACTTATAGATGGTGAGAATATGGATGCTGAGTTTGGTCAGCCAATACGACACACCATGCAATTCATAGGCAAATACGGCTGTGCCTTAAAGAAAGCCGAGGACTGTTTAAAACTCATAGACAATGGGTTTGTTTCAGTTATAGAGAATAATCTCTCCAAAGTGAATAAGGCTGTTTACATAGCCAGTAAGACATTTACTAATAGTGGGATTAAAGTTTATAGAGAGGAATTAAATTAATTAAATACTAATATGAACATTTACGAAGGAATAGAAAACTATAGATGGTTATACTTACAGACTCAAAGACCAGTGAACGAGTTTGTGGAGGTAGCAAAGAAGATAGAAATGGGCAACGGTGAATGGACTAAGTTTTGGAAGGATGTGAGCGATAGGGTCCAGATCTTAAAGAAGATTGACAGGTTGGAGAATGGGGAGCGATACGATGTGATACTCCCAAGCGGAAAGGAAAGAAACTATAATGCAGAGGAGTACGGTGAAGTTGTGAAGCTATACGGAGAGCCGGAGATTGTGAGTAATTGTTGTGGTGAGAGATGCTCCCATGGGAAATGTATGGATTGTGGTGAGAATTGTGTAGAAGTATATAAATTTGAGGAATGGAACGAGAATGAATAAATATAACATAGGATTTTCAATTAAGCTGCCAATAACAGGCCAACAGTTTAGTAACCTCGAAACTAGAATAGACTGGGGAGAAGAAACAGAGATGCCTTTTGAAGACGCTCTGCCAAGAATGATCGGCCAAGCTAAAAAGGCTAGGGAGGCAATAGATGGAGATAGCTCCAAATGGCAGACAGAGTTGATAACCAGCTACGAGGAGAAGGATCGTAAGTTGGACAAAGCTAGAGAGTCATATATAAGTTTAAGAAATGAAAAGTAATGAAAACATATAAACTAGACCAAGTTAGTAGAAAGGTTGAAGTAAGCGCTAAGACAGGAAAGGAGTATGAGAGGATTGGATTAAAAATAGAAGGCGAATGGTATAACGGATTTGGCAAGCAGGGCGTAACGGATCAATGGGAAGCTGGTATGGAGGTCACCGGGATTAGCTTAGGCGACGAGGAATACAACGGGAAAACCTATAAGAACTGGAAGTTGATTAGTCTTGCAGACAGAATCCTATTGCTAGAACAGAGAATGGACAAGTTGGAGAAAGGTGTTAAGACTACGAATGAGTGGGACTAATTTAATATCTAAATAGAAATGACAAAAGAACAAAGAAAGAAGCGGGTTGGTAAGATACTGATTGATTGTGAGAAAGAATACGCATTGGTCATGAGCGGGGAGGGCATGGTGAACGACTTATGGGCAGAGGAAGCAAAGCTACACGATTTTATAGAGAGTGAAGTAGAGAAAGCAAAGAAAGAAGGAACTAAAGAGGGGAGAAAGCAGAAGGAAGAAGAAGGAAATCAGACTTTTGTAGACATACTGACTGAACATGTAGATAATTTAAAAAAGAAAGGACTGATTCCTTAAAAGGTTATGCACAGATGGTGGAATAGATAGACACTAGTGGCGAATAGGGTTACTTGTATTGGTCAAATAATACAATACTGTATTCATTAAGCCGTATTTGGAACTGTAGAGTGCAAATCTCTACTCTGTGCTTTGGTTAGATAATTAAATTTTAGTTATACAGAGATCAGGTGAGAATATACGAGAGAAACGGTAAAAAATATATAAGTGTAACGAGTATCATCGACCTAATGTTTGGGTTTGACAAAGAGGGGTTTAATCTTTGGGCAATGAAGAACAAACTAGACCCGGATTGGATTAACAAACATTCGGTCAAACTTGGTGAGAGGTACCACGCCTACTTCGAGAATAGGTTTCATAACATATCAGAATGGGCAGACACCGTAGAAGATGATACCGATCGTAAATACAAGGACGCTGTTAATGACTTCTTTGACCAAGGCTGGGAGATACTAGACAGCGAGCAAGAAGTGTACTGTGAGAAGTATGGTTACGCCGGGAGATTCGACCTGATCATCAAGAATGATAGGCTCGGCGTAGATAGGGCAATCGGAGATATTAAGACATGGGGTGCATGGAACAGAAAGACCTACAAGCCAGATTCAAAAAAACTTCATAAACTAGCAAACCAATTAACTATGTACAATTACACACTCCCCGAAAAACTCCCCATGTTTTTGGTAATACCTCAAATAAACGGCAAGTGTATAGTTGAGAGGGTTGAATATAACTTTGAATGGAAAGACTGGATTGACGCCAATAGAGATAGGATCAGCAAATTACTACAAGCCAAAACAGACCCCTTGACACCAGCTACAGATAGTATATAATTAAGATAATTAAATTATTAATATATTCAAAATGAAGAATATATTTAGTTATGTAAAAAGTAAGTTGGGTGGGATCAAGGGTGTAAATCTACTTGATGGCAAGAGAAGAGGTGAGGTTATCTTTAGGAGAGTATTTCTTCTTGTGATCCTCTATATTCTTCTATATTTGGTCATTAGGTTAGTTACAGTCAAACCGCAGGAACAAGCAGTCATAGAGCCTGTAGAAGCCGTAGAAACGGTATTACAGAGTGGTGACGTAGTTAATGGACAGAAGGTAGAGATCGATGAGAGTGGAAAGGTTTGGTATATACAACCAGAACCAGTTACGCCAGTTGTTGAACAGGCTAGCACCCGGGTAATCCCGGACTCAATAACCAGATACATAGCTTCGTACCCTGGTGCTAGATTTAATCAGGAGTATCTTAATAGTTTGGCCAAGTATTGTGACAACGAAACATTAAGGGTTGTTATAGCTATCTCGGTATCAGAAACAAGTATGGGGAGAAACACAAATAGAAAATCTAATTTCTATGGATATTTCTACAAAAACAACAGACAGTACGACCCAAGCTATGACGAAATGAGTAGAGTTATATGTAACGGAATAAGCAAGTCTTACATGCAAATAGGTAGAAACACACAGGTTACAAGTAAGTATACCGGGAACGACAGAGTAAGCTCATGGACTAATAACTTTATGAGTGCTTATAACGCAATGCCTATTTAGAGGATTGCTCCCTGATTCTGGATAATCACAAATTATCTGGGGTTTAGGAATAGTCTTTTAGAGTTCTTTGAAAATTGATTGTATGAGGTACTTTGGTGGCATAAAGGAGTAGTTGCTAAACCAGTAAGAATAAAATCTTGCGAAAGCCGAGGTGTTAGGCGAAGTGTAGGGTTTGAATCCCTACCCAGAGTATCTCATAGAGTCCATTAACAATTGAATATTATATTGGAGAGAGTGGCGGAAGTATAGACGCAACCTCCGTGTGAAGATATTTCGTAAAAGTATCTTTTCAGGGGGGGCTGGGGAAAAGGGAACTGTGAAATTCAGTGAAACCGTTAGGTAGTTGCCGAAAGGAAAGACTAACCTCCCTGTGTAAGTTGAAATGACTTACCTCTCTCCTATTTAGTATTTAATAAGAGTTCTTTTAATGATTGAGTTGAGGGGACAAGCAAGTCATACTTGTACGAATCGAAGTTCTTTGTACAATCGTGGAATCTGATATTCCTATCCCCTCTTTTTAGTTATTAAGAGTAGTTTAGAGTGGTGTATATAAATTATTATTTTTAACAAATGAACCTATTAAAAAGATTTATTTCTTTTTTCTTCCCGAAGTTTGGGAAAACCAAGTACAAAAGAGCATACCATAACCCTGATGTACTAAACGAACACAACCTGCTGAAGGAACTCAAGAAGACAGGTGCTAAAAGTATTCTATTTATTGTGTCCCCTAGGCTTCGTATACCAGCAATCCAATTAGTTGAGAGCTTATATATATACCCAGAGAAGAACTACGATATCACTATACATATAGACCCGTTCTTTACAGGAATGAAAAGAGAGTGGGCAGTAATAGGCACTTCTAAACAAGAGGTTGAATTCCTAAAACAGGTTTGGTCAAAGTCCGCAAAAAAAGAAAAGAAAAATATTAAGAGTAAGTAAGTATATAAATTAAGAACAACAACAGGGATCAGTAAATAATTTTTAGTATTAGAATATATGAAAAAGGAAAAAGTTGCGCAGTTGTATAACAGCCAAACACTTCGTGTTGAGTCAATTCTTTTAATACTAAGTATTGGTTCTATGCTAGATAAAAATGGGATAGAAAATCACGAATTCATTGCAAACAGTATTATACACCAGATTAAAAATGTCGTGAATTTAAGTGAAAACGGGGTAAATATAAGAGACTTATTTGATGGAGTCATACACAAAAAAGAAGTGAACATTCCATTAATTGTGGAAAGACTGGACGCTTTAGAACCATATAAGGGATTTATGGATAAGAATGGGAATATTGTTTGTAATCAGACCGAAGTTGAACTCCCCAATCAAATTAAAAAAGGGACAGAAGAAACACCTACTAATGGAGAGGAAACAAAGAGCCAGAGTGGGGAGAGAGAAGGAATACCAATGAAACAGTGGGAAGAAGATATGTTGGGGCTTGAAGATACACTAGATGAGATGATTACCGATGAGAAACTCTTTCAAGATGTGAAGAGTGCAGTAAACAAAAGGGTTCGTGAAATCATATTGCGAGAGTTATCAGAATCAAAGAAAGAGGCTTATCAACATGGAGTGGATATGTGTGAATGGTCAATGATAAAGGACATGAAGATAAATAAAGATAAAAGTTTGGAAGAGTTTATCCATTATTATGAAAAGGAGATGGAGATTAGAAATAAAATAAATAGTTTAGTTGGTTAGTTAGTGTAAGGCTCTTTAACAATATATCATGTTTATGTTAAATGTGGTATAATAGAGTATGAAGCAAGTAATAACATATCAATATCGGATATACCCCAATAAAGAACAGGAGTTATTACTGTCAAAGCATTTCTCTGCTGTTGTCTGGGTATATAATTGGGGTTTAGAGAGAAAGATACAATTCTACAAGAAAAATGGGAAGGCTATTTCTAGGTATAATTTACAAAAGGAATTGACAATCTTAAAAAGGGAAGCTGAAAATAGTTGGCTTAATGGTGTTAATTCTCAATCACTGCAGATGGCTTTACTTCACCTAGACAGTGCTTTTACACGATTCTTTAGAGAAAAGCATGGGTTTCCGAAGCCTAAAAACAGAAGCACGAGGCTCTGCATAAGTTTCCCACAGAAATCTAGGGCTTCTTTTGTAAGAGAGAAATTATATCTTATGAAATTCCGAGAAGGGATTAAGTGTGTTTTTCATAGAGAGTTTGACGGAATAATGGAAGGGGTTACAATTTCTCAAGTGTCTTCTGGGAAATACTATGCTTCGGTATTAGTTCGGAATGAGATTCTCAATATAGAAGAAAAACCCGTCAAATATGATACAGCAATCGGCATTGATTTGGGGATAAAGGACTATCTAATCACATCTGATGGGAAGAAGTATCCAAATCCGAAGTATCTCAAACTATCAGAGAAAAAATTAAGGAGAGAAAGAAGAAGGTTATCAAGAATGATTAAAGGAGGAAAGAACTGGACGAAGCAAAGAGTTACAGTAGCAAAACTACACGAGAGGATTAAAAATCAGAGAACAGACTATCTGCACAAGATATCTAGGGAACTGGTGGATAGCGAAGTAGACACATTTTGTATTGAGAATCTGAATATTAAAGGAATGTTGAAAAACAGAAGATTATCAAAGGCTATTACAGACTGTGGGTGGAGAGAATTTACGTCTTTCCTTAAGTATAAAAGTGAGTGGGCTGGTAAGAATGTATTAGAGATTGGAAGATTTGAACCAAGTTCAAAAACTTGTAGTGTCTGTGGTGCTATTAATAAGAGGCTTACACTTGCAGATAGAGTATGGGTTTGTGAATGTGGTGCAAAGCACGACAGAGATATCAATGCAGCTATAAATATAAGGGACTTTGCGTTTGATAAACAGAATTTAATAGGGTTGGGCAAACCCAAATCTACGCCTATGGAGATTGGACAATAGTTCGGTCTATGAAGTAGGAAATACTATGTATGTGCCACTGTATTTAATTTAATTAAAATCTAAAGAATAATGAAGAAGACATTGCTTCAAAAAGCATTAATAACGAGAACGAAGAGAAAGAGGTTGCGAGAATACACGGATGAAGAAATAGAGTTATCTATTGCTTGTTTCAAAGGTGAGGTGAGTTTTACCCAATATGTAGAAGTTATGTTAGGAAGAGAAAAGAAAAACTATGGAGGGAGTTCTTATTCATATCTATTTCAGTCAATCAAACAGGGGATAGAAGACAATAAAATAATTTTAGAATTAAAAGGCAATGAAGAAAAATAATGGTGGCACATACGAAGTATTAAGAGATGGAATTAAGATATGTTGGGATGTTGAACCTAGAAACAGCGTATTGTTTTATTCATTTGGAGATGTAAGGGATATTGCGGAAGCAATCAGATGGATTCAATTAAATGGGTTAGTAGAAGTCCGTAATCAATCAGTATCACAGCCAGAGGGGAGTCCATTTGATTTAGTTGAAAAAGATATATGGTTCAAGGTTGGGGGAAAGAAACATATTATAATAGACAAGCAAGAGTATGAAGAAGTATCACAGCCAGAAAAAGAAGTTGAGAATAACACAGAGGAGTGTATAAGGTTTGCAAAGTTGGGAATGAAGGATATGGAAGAATGGCAGATAGCAAACGGGAACTTGAAAGAGGAGATATTTGACCAGTTATACGAAATATTGAAGCCATACCACAAGGAAATGGAAAACTATGTTGATACCCTTAAAAGAGTGCTATCCGAGAGGAGCTTTAATAAGAAAGAGTTGGAAAGGATAGCTATTCACTACAATTATTATGCATGTAATTTCCCTGTCTGTAATTTGGACATTCCTGTCAGAGAGAAAGTTGAGAGATTATTAAGTTCAGAGAGGTAGACATGAAATACTTGAAATACTTGTGGTATCTGATCCGTCATAAATGGTATGTAATGCTGTACTGTTTCAAATTTAATCTGTACTGGGAAGGCATAGTACACGATCTTGACAAATTTCTACCATGGAGATTTGTGGTCTATGCACGATACGCCTGGACTAACGGGGAACGCAAGGCACTGCCGGAGGGATTGTTCATTGCTACTGAATATAGTGAGTTCAATGAGGAATGGCTGAAACACAGGGAAAGTAACAAACACCATTGGCAATATTGGGTGTACGGTAGCTTACGGGAAATGGATAGCAAGTCGATATTAGAAATGTATTGTGACTGGATGGGCGCTATGAGGTGCAAGGGAGAAGGATACGAAGAGCTTAAAGTGTGGTATGCAGATACTAGAGGATCCCGAAGGATTAACGAGAAGACCTTAAAAGTTATAGATAAATTAATGCAATACAAGAATGAAGACCATGCCGTGCGAAATAAAAAGGTGTAGGAGGATCGGAGATGATGGGGTTGGGGTTCATGTAGTGTCTCTCCAGCAGTGGAAAAGCCTTGACGAAATAGACAACAAGAGGGGCTGTGTTAGCTTCTTAGTAATGACTGATACGCCAATTGGATTAAACGTTGAAGCAGACATGGAGGAGGTCATAGAGGCTATACCCAAGGAACTTACATTAGAAGACAATGAAAAACCAAGCCAGAAGCTATACAAGAAAATAGTTGTTATGTATGAGAAGAAGTACAACAGGAAAGTCAAAGAGAATAAGGAGGATTTTGGAAAGTTCTATATTAAGACAATGGAACACTTTGGAGAGTTAGTACTTAGTAAGATAAGGGAATATGAGGGGTTGTAATCTCCCCAGAAATCAACTATGATATAATTAAGATATTAGAACAAGAATATGTTTGAACACGACGACCTATACACAATATATGAAATAGCAAAAATATCTGGTGTGCATATCCAGACGCTTTATAAGAGACTATATAGATATCAGTACCCAGTTAAACTTTTAGCTGGTGTATATCATGTTTACGGTGATGTGGCCGACAAATTACTTAAAGTGGATAAGTCGGGTCCAAGAAAGGTCAAAGTAAATCTTGTTAATGAGAAGCCCCAGCAAGAAAGCACTAACTAAAAATCTAGATAAGGCATGGAGTGAGGCAGTAAAATATCTGGCAGGATACAAGTGTGAAGTTTCGGGCGTTGCCATAAACTTAAACAGCCATCATTATATTTCAAGAAATAACCGTATGTTACGTTGG